CCGAGGACGAATGCCCCAACTGCGGATCGTGGCAACGGGCCGACCGGTTCGAGGTCTACAGCCGCAGCGCCGACGCCGACGTCGAGTGCCAGAACTCATGGCACGACACCGAGCCGCCCGCACCCGCTGACCCGGCAGGGCTGGACGCGGCGATCGAGGCGGCCGAGGGTGCGTACGACGCGCCCGCTCCCAGGTCGCGCACGACTAGCGACCAAACAACGCGGCATGAGCGGGCCATCGCCGCCGCCGTCCGCGCTGCCGCTCCCCACCTCCGGGCGGCGGCACTGAACGAGGCGGCGAACGAGGCGCACGAACTCGGCGAGGAGCTACTCCGCCGCCGCGACAAATGTGGCCACGGCCGGGAGCGCGCCGAGGGAATGGCAATGGGCTACGAGATGGCGGCCTATCTGGTCCGGAAGCTCGAGGCCGGGCTGCACGAGCGGGCCGGGCGGGAGGCGACGTGAAGCTCTGGGAGATCATCTGGGGTTGGGGAATGTGGGGCGGCGGACTGCTCACCGGCTGGCGCATCGCCCGGGTTCGCGTCGGTGCTTACGGCTGGTGGAGCGGCGATGACGCCCGCCGGCATCGGGCCGGGCGGATCGGCGGTGGGGAGTGAGCGACCTTGCAGCCCGCCTGCGTGCGGTGGTCGAGGAGCGGCTGGCGGTCGCACGGGCGGCCGCGTTGGGCCGTTGGAGCAACATGCGGGGTTACGCCTACGACGCCTTCCGTGATGACTCCGTCGCTGCGCACATCGCCCTCAATGATCCGGCTGACGTGATCCTTGCGTGCGAACGTGACCGGGCGGTGCTCGAGCGCCATGCTCCCGTCGAGGGTCGACGTGGGGGCCTCATGTGCAGCGAGGCTGTCGGCGGTGACGACTTCTACGCCCCGGACTGGCCCTGCGACGAGATCCGGGACCTGGCGACCCGGTACCAGGTGGAGGTGGAGTGACCGAGCACCTGTGCGCCCGCCCCGGATGCGCCATCCCACGCCGGCACCAACCCGGCTGCGACAACGACGAATGCCGCGGCTGCCTGCCCGCCCTCGCCCAAGACGGGCTGCGCCTGTGCCCGCTGCACACCACCCGCATCGGCCTCGACGCCCTGCGCTGCGCCGAACTCGACCACGAAATCGAACTGGTCCTCGCCAGTAGCGGCGTGGCCGGCACGCGCATCAGCGGAACCGCCGACCACGGCACCGACCTGAACCCGCGAGCCGTCGAACTCAGAACCGAAATTCGCCACGTCCTCGTCGCCATCGCCCGACTCGTCTCCGAAGAGCGCGGCATCCACCTACCGCCCGACAACCTCGACGCCATCGCCGCCTACATCGCCACCCACCACGTCTGGCTTGCCGCGCACGCCGGGGTAGCGGCGGACACCTCCGGCGAGCTGTCCTCACTGGCCTCCAGGGCATTCGGCGTCGCATACCCGTCCGGCGCCCGCGTGTTCCCCGTCGGACCATGCGTCGAAGACGGTTGCGGTGGCACCATCCGCGTTGTCCTACGCGCCGTCGACTCGACCATCCCCAGCGAACTCATCTGCGACACCGACCCGCACCAAGACGGCTGCGACTGCGGCAACTGCCCGCCGCACCGCTGGCCATACAGTCAAACCAACTGGCGACGACTCGGCAACAAGATCAAACAGCGGTACATGACACCCGGCGAAATCGCCGAACAATGGGCCATGCCACTCGGCTCCGTCTACCGCCACGCCAGCACCCAACGATGGCGGCGAAGCGAAGACGGACGCCGCCCCGCCCTGTACCTCGCCGAAGATGTGCGCGCCACGCTTGACAGCCCCACCAGCGCTGAAGCATGATCGCGTTAGCGTGGTCGCACTCTGACCACCAGACCACTGCCCGGACGAGGACACCTCGTACCGGGCTTCTTCGCGTCTGGAGGCGAACGTGACCGCACCACTCCAACTCACGTTCACCGGCAACCCTGTCATCAACATCGGCGTCAGCGCCGAAGACCTTGCCCACATCAAGACCCAACTGGAGCAGATCGTGACCGCACTGGAAGACCTTCAGGCCGCCGACACCGCGCTCGACGCTGAGATCGTCGCACTCGTTGCCGAGCAGGCGCAGTTCCTCACCGACATCGCGGCCAAGCTCGGCGCTGCTGGTGTCGACCCGGCCGCGCTCGCTGCCGTATCCGCCGACCTCACCGCACAGGCCGCGCAGCTGCAGACCCTGCACGACGCGCAGGTTGCCGCCGACCCCGGCCCGCCCGCCCCGTAAGCCCATGGCCCTGCGCCCATGTCTGGACTGTGGTAAGCCCAGCCCTGCGCCCAGGTGCCCTATGCATGAATCTGCGCGGAATGCGGAACGCGATGCACGTCGAGGCTCACCCGATTCGCGTGGCCTTGGCTCGGACCATCGCCGTCAGCGCGACCAGCTTGTGATGGAAGCAGGCCTGGCCAGCTGTCCCCGGTGTGGCCGAGCGATCACCAGCACCAATCCGCTCACGGCGGAGCATAGCCACGCGAGGGCGCGCGGCGGCCGGGCTATAACCGGCCTGCTCTGTCGAAGCTGCAACTCGTCGCTCGGCGCAAGGATCCGTAGCGATTCGTGATCCCGCAGGTAGCTCCTGCGGGTAGGAAGGCCCACGTCTCCAGGCGTGGGCCTTTCGCATTCCTGGAGATGGCCATGACGAAGATCTGTCCCATTTGCCAAGATCAGCCCCTAAGCAAGTTCGGGGAGACGTGTTCGCGCAAATGCGGACAGCAGCTCCGTATCCTCAGGCGCGGCCCGCGACCCTGCGAGGATTGCGGCGCACCCGTGCTAAGCGGCGCGGTCAACCGGCCCGTCGTGTGCGCTGAAGATCTGGTCGCAAGATCTAAGGCAAGGGGCCATAAGAAGAACGCGTTGCGCCAGGGAGCGACCTCGCAGGGCGCTAGTGACGTAACGCCGGAATATCTTGCCTGTCTGCGCAAGCGCGCTAAGCGCTGCCCGATGCCTGGGTGCTGCATACGGATGGTCGATGGCGGGTTGAAGCCAGCGAGCAAGGAACTCGATCACATCATCCCGATCAACGTTGGTGGCACGCACACGATCGGGAACGTCAGGTTCATCTGTCGCCTCTGCAACGAGAAGCGGCCGAAGGATGGCCGGGATTTCGTAGGACAGCCCACCCTGTGGGCGCAGGATGCACAGATTCTGAAAGCTACCCCACCCCATACACCTCGCCACCTGGCTGGGTGTGGACACAAGGTGTCCAATGCAGCCGCCGCATTACGCGCGAGGTGTACACCATGCAACCGGGAGTACAACCAGCAGCGGGCCGACGCGGCCGCGAGAATGCGCGCATCGGGTATGCGCCTACGTGAGGTGGCCGCTGCGCTGGGCTACGCCAATGAGGCGGGCGCCTTCTTCGCTGCACAACGTAGCTCGCTGAATAAAGTGACCGTCGTTTATTAGGCGGACGCTCGCCGACGACCCCATGCCAACGGATCTTGCAAAATGTATGGGTTTCGGCCGGAGGTGATCATGCCCGGTCCGCCGCCGAAGATCGATCCTGTCCGGCGCAATGCCCGGACGGGCCCTCGGATGCTCCCTGCTGGTGGTCGTCAGGGCAAACCGCCGGCGTGGCCGTTCGAAGGGCGTCATTTCAAGGGCGAGGCCGAGGCTTGGCGCGCACTTTGGGTCACACCGCAGGCGGCGGCGTGGGAAGAGCTCGGGTGGACCCGGGTTGTCGCACGTTATTGCCGCTACATGCTGTGGGCTCAGCAGCCCTTGGCGACTGCGCAGACGCTTTCCCATGTCGTCGCACTTGAGGACCGGCTGGGCCTGACCCCGAAGGCCATGCGCATGCTCCTCTGGGAGATTTCCTCCGACGAGGTGGCCGAGAAGCGCGAAACCAAGGGCGTGCGGGGGCGCTTGCAGGCGGTGGGCTGATGCCCTGGCGCGGCCCGAACGTTGAGGGCGAGTTTCCGACCCTCGGCTATGACGTCGGTGAGTGGATCGAGTCGCACTGTGTGGTGCCGGACGGCTACCGCATGGGTGCGCCGTTCCTGCTCACGGACGAAATGTGGCTGTTCCTGCTCCACTATTACCGCATTTACCCCCATGGCCGACCATGGCCGGCGCCGGATGCCCTGCGGTACGTCGGCGGGCAGTTGCGCCGGGTGCAGAAGTGGGGAAAGGACCCATTCGGGGCGTCGATCGTGCTGGCCGAGGCGCAAGGCCCGACCCGCTTCGATGGCTGGAATGCTTCCGGCGAGCCGGTCGGCGCGCCGTATCCGACGCCGCTGATTGTCTGCCTGGGTACATCCGAGGATCAAACAGATAACACGTGGCGGCCGCTGCTGTCGATGATCCGCCGCGGCCCGCTGATCGACCTTTCCGGCATGGATGCGGGCCAGACCAGGGTTGATCTGCCCGGCGGCGGTCGAATCGAGCCGGTGACGACCTCGGCTCGCGCCCGACTGGGTGCACCTCTCACCTTTCTGACGATCACAGAGTCGCACCTGTTCACGCTGCAAGGCGGCTACCGGCGCGTGTGCGGCAGTGTCAAACGCAACGTGGCCGGCATGGACGGCCGCTGGCTGGAACTCACCAACGGCTGGGACCCCGTGGAGGGTTCCGAGGCGCAGGTGACGGCCGAATCCGGCGACGAGCGCATCTACGTCGACACGATCGAGCCGCATCGGGTGGATGATCTGTCCGATACGGACGCGGTGTACGCCGAGCTGTTGCGCCAGTATGCCGATTCTGCCCGCGAGCGTGGCGGCTGGGTCAACGTGAAGGGCCGGATCCTGCACGAAGTGCAGTCCGAAACCCATCTTGAGGCGGACCGGCGGCGGTTCTTCCTCAATGAGATCGTGGTCGGCGAGTCCGTTTTCGTGGATCCGGTGCGCTGGGATTTGATGGCGCGTGCGGACGATCATCTGCAACCGGATGAGCAGATCGCGCTTGGCTTCGACGGCAGTAAGTTCCACGATGCTACGGCCTTGGTCGCCGCTCGACTGGCTGATGGACGCCTGTTCAATCTGGGCATCTGGGAGCGACCGCTGGACGCAGACCGGGATTGGCGCGTTCCGTCGTCCGAGGTTGATCAGCGGGTCCGGGAAGTCTTCGAGGCCTACCGTGTGGCCTACCTCTACGCCGACCCATGGCGGTGGCAGGACTACCTCGACGCGTGGTCACAGTCCTTTCCCGGCCAGGTGGTCGAGTTCCCGACCAACGTCGAGCAGCGGATGGACAAAGCCATTTCGCGGTTCGTGACGGCGTTCAACTCCGGCGAGATCACACACGATGGGACGACGGTGCTTACCCGCCATCTGCGTAACGCCGTGGTCGTGAAAGGTAGCCGGAAGAAGCCGCGGCCGGGCGAGGAGACCATCTCGTCACATTATGTGCGGCTCGCCAAGCGCGGCGACGGCCAGTTGATCGATGCCGCCGTCGCTTCGGTGCTGGCGTATGAGGCCCGCGGCCAGGCGATCGAAGAGGGATTGCTTGAAGCCTCCTACGACCTGATGTCCAGCTTCGGTTAGGGGGCCACGTGCACGACATCGTGACCACCTGCCTGGACGTGCTCGGCCTGGTCCTGCTCGCCGCCGGCTCGGCCGCGATGCTGTTCCCGGTGCTCGGTTGGGGCTGCCTGGCCGCGGCCGGTGCGGTGGTGTTGCTCGGCTCCCAACTGGCTACGGGTGCGATGGGGGCGACGATGGCGCGTCTGCGGTCCCGTAAGGCGCGCCAGACGTGAGCCTGTGGGGCCGCCAGCGCCGTGACCTGTTCGGCATCGCGGGAGCGCAGGACCTGATCCCGCCTCGCCCCTCCACGACGGTCGGCGTGGCCACCGTGAACAACGACACCGCGCTACGCCACTCGGCGGTCTGGGCATGCCTGCGGCTGCGCGCGGACCTGATCTCCACCCTGCCGGTCGACGTCTATCGTCGCGTTGGTGGGGCGCAGGTGGAGATGCCGACCCCGCCGATCCTGGTCAACCCCGGCGGCGAGCGGGTCGACTGGTGCGAGTGGATGTACTCCTCACAGGTTGACCTGGACCGGTCGGGCAACGTGTTCGGGCTGATCACCGAGCTGAACTCGTTGGGGCTGCCGAACCGGATCGACCTTCAGCCGTTGGGCGATGTGACGGTGCTGGCGAAGTACGGCGACCGGAATGAGATCACCTACCGGATCGGTGGGAAAACGTACCCGTCCAATCAGGTCTGGCACGAGAAGCAGTTCACCGTGGCCGGCTTCCCGCTCGGCCTGTCGCCGGTGGCGTACGCGGCGTGGACGATCGGGGAATACCTGTCGATCCAGCAGTTCGCCACGGACTGGTTCGCGGCCGGCGCCACCCCGATCGGGCACCTGCGCAACACGGCCCGCACCCTGCCGCCGCAGGTGATCGCCGGGGCGAAGGATACGTACAAGGCGGCGGTGAAGAACCGGGACCTGTTCGTGTCTGGGAACGACTGGGAGTACAGCCCGATGTCGGCCACGAATGTGGGCAGCGAGTGGATCGAGGACAAGAAGCTCTCGGCGGTGGACATCGCCCGCTTCTTCGGCTGCCCGGCCACGGAGATCGAAGCTGCGATCGCCGGCTCGAGCGTGACGTACGCGAACCTGTCGCAGGACGACCTGCGGTTCCTGATCAAGCATCTGGGTCCGGCGATCACCCGGCGCGAGAAGAAGATCAGCCAGTGGTGGCTGCCGCAGCCGCGGTACATCAAGTTCAACACTGACGCGTTGCTGCGGATGGACCCGAAGGGCCGCGCCGACTGGTACACGACGATGATCCTGTCGCGTGTGATGACGCCGGACGAGGCGCGCGAGAAGGAGAACCTGTCGCCGCTGACCGAGGCGCAGTACGCCCAGTTTGAGCGCCTGTTCCCGCCGAAGCACCCAGTGTCCGACGCCACGGCGCAGGGCGACAACCCGCCCGTTGGGCAGCCGGTGACGCCGACGCCGACGCCAACTGCGGCTGTACCAGCACCAGCTACCAAGGCCGCGCCGCTGCGGGTCGAGGCGATCGTCGGGCGCGCTGTAGGTGAGGACTGATGAGACAGGAGCCGCAGATGACGGCAACCAACGCTCTTCGTGAGGCCGGCGAGCGCCGGGCCGCCGCGGCGAATGAAGGCGCAACGCCTGCCGGTGCGGAGTTCCGCAGCCAGACGGCGCCGAACGGTGTCACAGCGCGCC